AAAATCACTCTTCGAAAGCGATGCACTTACAGATGATGTAAAAGCAGAACTTCAAGAAGCATGGGAAGCTAAAATCGGTGAAAACCGTAAAGCAGTCACTGCGGAACTTCGTGAGGAGTTTGCTCAAAAGTACGAGCATGACAAGCAAACAATGGTGGAAGCTATTGACAAGTTGCTTGAGGAACGTCTAGCTGAAGAAATTTCAGAATTTGCAGAAGATCGTCAGCAGTTAGCTGAAGCAAAAGCGAAGTATGCTATTGCTATGCGTGAAAACGCAGACCTTATGCAAGGTTTTGTTATGGAACAGCTTAAAACAGAAGTTTCCGAACTACACGAAGAACGCAAAGCAATGGCTGTACAGCATGCTAAACTTGAAGATTTTGTTGTTGAAGCATTATCTAAAGAAATTGCAGAGTTCCACGAAGATAAACAAGACTTAGCTGAAACGAAAGTACGATTAGTACGTGAAGCTAAGGAACACTTCGCTAAGGTCAAAACAGACTTTATCGAAAGAAGTGCAATAGCAGTATCAGAAACAGTTGACAAAGCTCTACGTAGCGAAATACATCAACTTAAAGAAGATATTGATGAAGCAAGACAGAACGACTTTGGTCGTAAGTTATTTGAAGCATTCGCAAGTGAATACACAAGTAGCTATCTAAACGAAAACTCAGAAACATCTAAACTTTTAAAAGTTGTCGATGCAAAGAACAAGCAGATTAGTGAAGCAAAAGTTGCTGCTAAGAAAGCTATTGAAATTGCAGAAGCACAGCAAAATAAAAATAAAGTACTTTCTGAATCAGTTCGCAGAGAGAAAATTATGACAGATCTAGTTGCTCCTTTATCAAAGGATCAGCGCGATATCATGACAGACTTACTGGAAAGTGTACAAACTGACAGATTAAATAAATCTTTCAATAAGTACCTACCATCAGTTATTGACGGCAACGGACCAGCGAAGCGCAAGGCAGTCTTATCAGAGGCAAAAGAAATTACAGGCAACAGAACACAAGAAAAAACTATGACACCAAAAGCAGACGATTCTAATGTATTAGACTTACGCCGTCTTGCTGGATTAAATTAAGGAGATTATGATGTCAGAACTATTAGAAAGTCGCTGGACAGACACAAAGACTGCTCTTCTTGAAGGCCTAGACGGTAACAAGAAGTCAGTAATGGCTGCCACACTAGAAAACACTCGCAAGTATCTTTCAGAAGCTGCAACAGCGGGTGCAACAAGCGCAGGTAACGTAGCAACACTTAACCGTGTTATCCTACCAGTTATCAGACGTGTTATGCCAACTGTTATTGCTAACGAGTTAGTAGGTGTACAACCTATGACTGGTCCAGTTGGTCAGATTCACACACTACGTGTACGTTACGCAGATGCTTTTAACAGCACCAACGGAACAGACACAGCAGCTGGTGATGAAGCACTAAGCCCATTCAAAATTGCTGAAGGTTACTCAGGTGCCGCAGCAGACGACAGGGCAGCAGCCACAAGCGCATTAGAAGGCGCGGCAGGCAACAGAATGAGCATTCAGATCTTAAAGCAGACTGTTGAAGCTAAATCACGTAAGCTATCAGCACGTTGGACCTTTGAGGCAGCTCAAGATGCACAGTCACAGCATGGTATTGATGTTGAAGCAGAAATTATGGCTGCTCTAGCACAAGAAATTACAGCTGAAATTGATCAAGAAGTATTAGCTTCTTTAGGTTCACTAGCAGGATCTGCTGCTGAAACTTATGACCAATCAGCAGTAAGTGGCACAGCTACTTTCGTAGGTGATGAGCATGCTGCATTAGCAGTACAAATCAACCGCGTAAGTAACTTGATTGCACAGCGTACACGTAGAGGCGCAGGTAACTGGGCAGTGGTATCACCATTCGCACTAACTATCCTACAGTCTGCTACAACTTCAGCGTTCGCAAGAACAACAGAAGGTACATTCGAAGCACCAACTAACACTAAAATGGTTGGTACATTGAACAATGCAATGAAAGTATATGTAAACACATATGCAGCTGACAGCAGTCCAGTACTTATTGGTTACAAAGGATCAAGCGAATCAGACGCAGCAGCGTTCTATTGCCCATATATCCCACTAATGAGCTCAGGCGTTGTACTAGATCCAGATACATTTGAACCAACTGTATCATTCATGACACGTTATGGTTATGTGGAACTAAACAACACAGCATCATCGCTTGGTAACGCAGCTGATTACTTAGGTAAAGTTGACATTACTAACAGTGCAGTAAGCTTCAGCTAAGTTTAATTTATTAAACTAGAATAGGCCCTTCGGGGCCTATTTTTTTGACTTTTTTTAAAAAAGTGGTTGACATTGTTTATAATGATGTTATATTAAGTACATAAGCTAGACGACGGTTTAGATTAGATAGTGCAAGGAATAAGCAACCGCAGCGTTGTAAACTTGGCTAGCACCTGTAGTAGGAGCGCATGAGTGTAGAGATACAAAGATGCGTATTTTGGAAGTAACTTTCCGATGTTAGGCTCTCCGAACTTAGAAATGAGTTGCTGAGGAGTTGTTGGTAATCATTAATCCCAACCTATCACTTTATTATTAAAAGGTCTACCCACTAATGCGGTAGGCCTTTTTTCTTTTTCTTTTCTGTTAACCCTTTGATAAATACTAATGTCAAATAGTGTGCCGCAAGGCGGACTTATGCTGTACCCACAGCGTAGCTCATAGAACGGGCATTGGACTACTTTTTATAGGAGAAAAAAAATGGGAAGACCACTAAACAAGAGATTTTTTGCAGATGCTACTACAGGTCCTGGTGCAGGAGATGAAATCAAAGTTAACTTTCACGACGGAGCAGGCGTTAAAGAAGGCTTCATTGTAAAGCAAAAAGGATCTAAAAGATTCGTATGTTCAGAAACAGGTACGTTAGATACATTACATACTTGTGTGCTAACAACTGGCAAATTACCAGCAGCACTAACAGCAGGTGAAATGGCTATTTCATTCAAAATGGATGATGCAGAAACATACACAGTAAGTAAAATTTCTGGACGTAAAGTAACACTAGTTGCTCCAAGTGCTACAGGCGCAAACGCATATGACGGAAAGTCAGTGCCATGGAACTTTAGTACAAGTACTACAGATGGTGCAGCACAAGTTGAAGAAGCTGGTGAAGATGATGTCTCCAACACTGATGATGACGATTTCACAGCAGACGCATAAGGACTGATGTAATGGAACGACCAATTAATGTTTTTTGGAATTTTTTAAAAAATCTAAAAGATTTGATCGTTTCGGTTAAGATAGGAAACTCTAAGGCAGATCCATTTGGGTCTGTTTTAGAGCAACTTTCCGATAATACATTTAAGGTTAAAGATAACAACGGAAACATTGGAACATGTACATTAGTATCTAAAGATACAGATGAATTAAAAGATAACGAAATGTCGTTATATGCAATTTGTTTAAAGATGTGTTCTAGTGTTTTTATAAAGAAAGTAATAAATGATATAATGATAGATTTTAAGAATAATAATTATAAGTGGGAACTTGATCATGATTCAACACAATCTATTGTTTTGCTAAGGGATATTTAAATGTCAACAAAGTTTTTAAAAATTGGCGGTGATTACAAAATCTCTACAGAATCAGGAGGAAGAATAACTCTTGATACAGGCAATGAGATTGGAGATGTTGTTATTACTGGTGATTTAGTAGTACAAGGCCAATCTACAGTAGTTGAAACTACTAACATGACCATTGAAGATAATATTATAATATTAAATCAAGGTGAAACAGCAAGCGGCATCACTAGAGGCGGTCAAGCTGGTATCGAAGTAGAAAGAGGAACTGACGTTAACGGTAGATGGTTATTTGTTGATGCAATTGATTGGACTGATACTACTGTACCAGGAACTACTAGAAGCGGTGGTTGGTCTGGTAGAGATACGTCAGGAAATATATTAGGTATTGAAACTGTTAGTATTACGACAAGCGGTAATCCTTTTGCATTTTATATTGATAGTAATAATGCTAGTGCAAAAATATCTATTGACGGCGCAAACGACTACGAGTTACGAGTAACTGACGATGATGATATTCCGAATAAAAAATAT